CTCTTTGCGCTCAACGTGTTTCTCGCTTGCTTTGGTAGATTGTGTCGCAGTTTTTTGAGTTTTGCGTGTATTGTGTAGGGTTGTAGATTTTAACGCCTTAAATCGGCTTATTTGCGTTCGTTTCTTAATACGGCCGTTCTTAATTGTAGTCTTTTTGCCTTGACTATCTATAATAACAATCGGTTTGAGTGTGTCAACTGGCGTAATCTCAAACTCATCCGTGCAAATTGTGCTATCGGATACCTCATTTGTCTCGATTTTAGTAGAGTCAACAACAGTAATCTCGCTTTTTGTGGTCGTTTCGGTTGTGCTTTTGTTGACTTTACGCGCCCCGCAGCTCGCAAATAACAATATAATAAGTATATAAGTAAATTTATTTTCCATTATAACTATATTATCTGATTTTATTTTCCACTATTCTAAGGTTATTGACCTCGTAATCGCCCCCTTTTTCAACTTTAATGTGAGCAAATCCGTTGTTCCAATTATTATAGGGCATATATTCGGGAGATAATCCGCATAATGCACCCACGCTCCAGGTTGTTGTAACGTCTCCGCTTAAGTTTACCTCAGTATGTTCGCTTGTTCTATGGTGGTGGCCTATTATGCAAGACTCTTTTGCTTTCATATAAAGGCCACGCGCTGGGTTAACAGGTGGCGCAAAGCCGCTAAAAAATTCGTGACCGTGCAATAGTGGCAACTTACCAGCCTTTGCGATTTGTTTTGACTTGACCTCTTGCACTCCGAACTCGCCAAAGCGTAAAATCGTAGCCAGTTCAAAGTCAGGAATACCCAACAACTCAGGAGCCTGTAATTTAAGGAAGTTTTGCCAACGATCCTCATGGTTGCCAATCTTAAAATATATCGGGCATTGGAAGTGATCCTGTAAATTCTTTAAAAAGTTACGTGTCATTTCTAGCTCGTCGGCCATATTGCGAAGGCGTCGGTCTTTAATAAAACGCGATAACATATACATGTCAATTGTGTCCCCATTTAAGTAAACGCAGTCAACCTTCTCAACCTTGCCGTAATCAATCGCGAGCCTAAGCGCGTCGTTGTTTTGGTAGGGGAAATGTATATCCGTTAAAAATAAAATGTTTTTGTTTGGTACGATGACCGTGCCTTGTTTCTCATAGTCGCTTTCGGGTAACTCAAACTCTTTACTCATAAATTGTTTTTTTTCTTTATCCGTTCGTTCGCCTATCGCTTCCTTTTGCTTTCGGTCTGCTCGTTCGTTTCTTTGAGTTCTAACAACTCCGCGAGCATTATCAATACTTATGAAGTCAATTGGGTAATCCTGGTGCAATAGTCTTGAGATTGCCATCGTTGATGACTTAGGAAACTTTGCTATATACTCTCGGGCAATTTCGCCCTTGTATGTGATTTTACTCTCCAAAATATACGTCTGCTTCGGCCTTGCGTCGAATTGTGAGACCTTTTAAAACGTTCCCGCCTGCCTTATTCCATTTTAGGAACTCGGCCCGAATTGAAGGATCAAAGTGGTTGAAGTTTACCTTGCGTAAAAGTGTGGATTTCTCAAAGTTTGCGGGGCCGATGTTGTACGATAGTGAAACCAAAGCGTTAAATTGTCCTTGATCAAGTGGCGACGTTACTAATTTACTCACTTTGGCCGCAAATTTGTCAGCTATAACCTTAAACAACTCAAATGCTTCAAGTTCGGTAATTGGCTTATCCAATAGCGTTACTTTTTTACCATTTGGATAGTAGCAATTGCCATAGCCTATGGTAGGCACCTTAATAGAATCGAGATATGGCTTAGAGCTAAAACCCTCAAAGTGACAAATCAATCGATATCCCGCGTTATTTAGTTTCATTTTGAGAATGCTTTGAATAATAAGGTCACAAGAGCAGCGGTAAATGCTACGGCTATGACTTTGGCTTGTTTGATGTAGACCTTAAGCTCGGCGTCGTTCTCCTCCAGGTCAATCACTCGCGTGTCGATATCTGATATTTTCCAAACAAGGCCACGAAATCCGTTGAGGTCGTTCCCGAGTAGGGCTTGTTTTATTTCTCGTATATCAGCCGAGCGAATCTCGCTATCTTTTTTAATCTCTTTGATGTGCTGCTCTATTCGGTCGAGGCGTTCGCTTTCAATGCTCATGAGTTCAATTTGTTTGGCTGCGAAAGGTACAATTTAATCCCTCCCAAAGTAATAACTATTATTTTTAATATTGTGCCGCAGTAAACTGGTAATCCAAATTGCGATATGAGATCCATAAGCAAATCAGTCGTTTGGTCAAGTATACCTAAAACGATTAAAATAATCGGCAGTAAATGCTCCTTAATTTGTTTCATCTTCTTGCAATTTAGTCACTAATTTGTCAAGTATTTGTGACAAAGCAACCACGTCGGCCATTTGATAAACTCCCGCTTTTACTGCGATTTCAATCGCTTGCTTAATTACGTTTAATTCTTCCATTTTTAGTATTTTAAAATTATAATTCCTTTATCTTTTGCAACGCATTGCTCAACCCAAGTGTTATCCTCGCCCCACGCTGCAAACTCGTCATCGGTTAGCGTGTAATTCCAATTCGCACACACTACACCTTCTTCGGTCAATAGTTCGTTGTAGGTCGTGCAAGTGCTTGCAGTCGTTTCAAAGTTAAGTATTAAAACTTTTAGTGTTGTCGCTTCGCCTGTAAAGGGAAAGTTAATCGGTTGTATTTGTGCCATAATTATTTTATAAAGTTGTCCATATTGTGCCGTTATAAAGAGCCATTAAATTTAATGTTGTGTCATATACCATTAATCCAGCAGCAGGTGTAGCTATTGCGTTTTTTTGCGTGGTTGTCATTCTCGGTGGTAGGAAGCCTTGAGTTGTACTTTCAACATTTACAATTGCACTTGCTACATTTGTGGATGTTCCAATTAACGTATTACCTCTTGCATTTGTACCATCGTGTGATAAAATTAAATTTGCTTGATTATTTAAAACAGTTTCTTTTCCTGCATAAATAAAAATATTTACAGCAGTATTTCCTGATGAAGCAAAATCTTCAGTATTAATTATTGCTGATTTAGCAGCGTCATTTCTTTGTCTTACAAATGTTAATATTGTATTTGAAGGCCCTGCAATATTAGTAGAAGAAAATAACACTCCCCCAAAACCTGAATTTGGGTTTAAAGAAATTGTTTGCGTACTTTTCCAAGTATTACCTGTCCCTGATGCAACTGTTAAAATATTTGTTGTTGGTGTTCCTGTTGCTCTTAAAGCTATACCATTTACGCCTTGAATATACCTACCATTTCCATCATCAGCTATTCTAACAGAACCTATATCAAGTACATTCACACTTGATACGGTCTGAGCTATTACGCTATTATTAAACCTCGCCGTGCCGTTTACGTCTAATTTAAAGCCTGCGTCGGTTGTGGTGTTTATAGCGACGTTTCCTGTTGTGAAAATTCGCATTCTTTCGGAATTATTAGAATAAAATGTAGGAAAATAACCTGTAGCAGTTGCCAAATAACGAATTTCTCCCGTTGCTATATTTGCCAATATTCCTGCTCTTGGAGTACCATCAAGAGCATTAAAATAAAGAGCTGAAGTTTGAGTGTTTGCCGTTACATTAACATTTAAAACAGGAGTAGCTGCAATAATTGTAGTATTTCCGCTTATTTTTGCAGTGCCATTTACATCTAATTTATAGCCTGCGTCGGTTAATTGATTTATACCAATATTCCCATTTGCAAAAAATCGAGTAGACGTTGTTCCCGCAAAAGTTAAAGGGAAACCATTTAAAGTTAAAGTTCGAGCAGCGCTTAAACTTCCATTAGCAGTATATATATTTGAGCTACTTATAACTAAATCACCACTTCCTAAAAGTGTATTTCCATTAATAGTTTTGATATTTGTACCACTTACTAAGGCCTCTTGTTTGCCGTTAAATGTATTCCAATCGGTGCTGCTTAAATATCCGTTTGTACTTGTTGTAGCTTGCGTTATTGATAGCGTTCTATTTGCTGATAAATCACCGCCTCCGCTTAGTGGTGCAGTTGTGCTTATTGTGCGAGCATCGGTTACGGGCGTGAACCCTAACCAAGACGCAATTGTCTTATTTACCCAAAGCGTGCCATCAAATCCAAGTAAATGCCCATTTATTGGCGTGGTTGTAATCAAATCGACGTCGTGAATTTCTTTTAATTCAAAACCGTTTTGCACCTTAACAAATATCTCGCCATTCCCTGCGCTTACTTTTGTAACTATTCCGATAAAAACTAAGTGAGCAGGTGCGTAAGGTTTATTAGTAAGGCCATATATTAACGCGCCATTTACTCCTAACCAAACAGGATCGCCCGCAGTTTGTCCCGCAGTATTTAATCCTTGAAGTAAACCCTCAGTTACAACAAACCCCGTTTGAGTGCCTCCCGTTGTTGTAATATTCGACTCCATTAGGCCCATCGTTTTGCTCGATGTTGCCTCACTTGCATTACTTGCACGTCCTACAAGCATATTTGTACCATTGCTACCCGTTACATATACCGCAGTACCTTTGGTTATTGTTCCACTTAGGCCGTTATTTTTAACGGTGTGTTTTACTTGCGAAGTCCAATCAGCGAAATTCTCTTGCCAAGTTGCGTTGTAATCGGTCGCGTCAACTTTTGTCAATATTTGCCCTGCCGTTCCACCTGCTGGCAGTCCATTTGCAGGAATAGTTGGCTTATTAAGTATTTGAGCAACGCCAGTAGTCGCGTTCCAATCACTATTTACTTGAGCTGCTGGTATTGTTGGCTTATTTAAAATCTCGGCCACTCCGCTAATTGCGTTCCAATCGCTATTGACTTGAGCCGTTACATCGGCAGCCGTTATAAACGGATTGATGCCGTCCTCGCCGTCGTTAGTAAGGTCGCTCGTTAAAGTTGGAATGCTCGGTTTGTTTTTTATGTAGTCTGGAGCTTGGTCGTCCGCTTGATCCCAATCGCTTTGCACTTGCTCGCCAATAATTCGGTTGATATTAACCACGTAATTATTTGGGTTTGCTATAATTTGCACCTCGTCGACCGCCGCTTGTACGTTGATGTCGATTGTCTCAACTATAACGGCTGCATTTACGACGATGTCGTTGATTGTGTCTTGTACTATTATATTTACATTGTCCGCCATGCTTATCGTGTAATATCGTCGGTTAATGTAAAGAGTCCACTTATCCAAGTATCAACCTCGCCACTCGCTTGAGTGATTTGAATATCGTATCGATACGAGCAGGCTTGTATATCAATGATTTGCTCATCAATACAAAACTCGCCGTTAACCGCGTCAGAAATAGTGATTGGCACCTCAAGGGCAACAACTCCACCTGGCTCTTTTCTGAGCTGCATTCTAACATCGCCACCAGTAAGATTGAGAGGTGCCTCGTTAACGTTTATTTGAAAGTCCGTTTGTTTGAACGTGTCCCCTCTTTTGGTCGTGAAATTTAATGTCGATGCCATTTTTTAAAAATAGTTTTAATTTTTTGATGTTCTCCTCAGTTCGTTTGTCTACTTTTCTCATATTTTAGTAAGGTCGATCAAGCCACCATTTGCCACAAATCAAACGCGAACGCAAAGGGTTGACGATATTATTGGAATTGCTTACATACTCAGGCAAATGAAATCTATTTAGCCAGCGCAACATTCGATCCTGATACATTTCGCTTTTTAATCGCATATTATTAACCAAATAGTCAACCTCGGTTTTGTCAATTGCCACTGAGTTGTCAGGTTGCGACTTAAATATACCGTTGTTGTTTACTTTGTACGCCCCAATTAGGAGGTATTCTACTGCGCTTGCAGCGATTAAAAATGGTTTGATGTAATCTTCGTATAAAGTTAGGTAATCGTCGACCAAATCGTCGTTATCGAAGTCATCGCAAATTTTATCGTATAATGTCTCGCCTAAAATCTCTTCGAGCCTTGTCCTTTGGGCATCGGCTATGCAGGGAATATATAAATCTATATCTAAATTTCCCCCTAATAGGGTGTTTTTAGTGAGTTCGTTTTCTTTAAGTAGTATAATAGTTGCCATTATTGACGATAGTTTGGAGTTAGTGACCAAAAATTGTTTGACTCTGAGGCGGTTTGTGCTACTTGTGGCTCATTCTCTTGCCACTTTGCTTGAGGTCGGTCTGCAGGATCAAGGTCTAAAATCATTTTCCGTGCCTCGTTTACGCTTATTTGTGTATTATTTTTACGCAAATATATTTTTCTCATCCAAAAATGGTTACAATTTACCCCACCTTTATAGAGCCAAATGCTATAATCGTCTGCACCTTGAGGGCCAAATCCTTTATTCACGCTTTTGGAGCCTGCAATAGTAATATCCTCTTTGCGATAGGTACGCCCTGCGCTTATCATTTTTTGGCAAAAGTCACGCTCCGCACCTAAACGGCCCTCGTATGTATAGCGAATTTTAAAAAGACTTGTGTCTTGTTCGCTTGTTACGTTTGGAAAGCTCGCAAATGACTTGGCTAAACTTAAAGTTATTTCGTTGATTTCTAAATCGCCTCGCACTGGAATAGCGTCAACCTCAATCCACTCGTCCTCGTCTACAATTTCGCCCATCTCAATTAGCGCGTCTGCAACTTCCGAGAGTCCGTTGTCGTCTTTTGAGCAACAAACGTGTTTACTTAACTGCGTAACCGCTGCGGCCTGTTGCGGATTGAATAATGCTTGCGCCACTTGAGCAGGAATGTTTAAGAATTGAACTAAGAAAACAATCGCTTGCTCGGTTGTTAAAATACCCTCACGAACTTTTGCAAATATATCAATCGCTGACGCTATTTGCGCTCCGTTGTAAGAAACCGCCGCGTCGTTTGTGCCGATAGCAGCTTGTGCATTTGTTGGGTCTGCAATAACTAAATCCTCCGCTCTTAAGCTCTCAAATTGTAAGTCCAAAGTAATTCCGTTTACGGCAAAAATCTCCATCAATCCGTCGAGTATAATCTCTTGCTTTGGTCTAATTACATTAATCATTAACTCCTCAAAACCTACTCTAATTTCGTCAGCCGTAGAACTAAATCCTTTTGAGGACGAAATCCCCACAAGCATTTGAGACGTCAATTTGTGAGCCGTGCAAATTTGTTGTCTTGACTCTTCGCTCAAATATGCATATTGTTGATGCGCGTCGCTAACCTCCAAAGCAGAGATTGTAATTTCGCTATCTTTGTTATCGTTCCAATTTAAAAAGAATGCGCCCGCGTTTTGTGAGCCTGTTAAGTGGTTACGGATTTGGCGTGTATTCTCTTGGATTGTCTCAATTGACTCTTGCACTCCAGCGTTCATATTAATAATATGGCCGAAGCTCAATCCGTTTTGAATGTGATTGATTGAGTAGTTTGATATTTCCTCCTCCATTCGCGCCCAACTAATCCCCGACACATAACTCGGGTTAGAATAGTAAAACTGCCCAACCTGGTAGTCGCGAATAATATAAATCTCTGAGCGTTCGCCCATGCCATCGCCAAAACCAAACGCGTCCATGCGCTCGGGCTTGTATTTGTTTACGTTTGAAAAATCGTAGCTATAATAATACCCTGTTATATCGCCCTCCTCGTTTGCAACTTCGGGAGCAATTCGTTGTTTGGCTACGTGAAAGCAACGTTGTATTTTGCCGTTTACATATTTTATTTCGATTGAAGCCTCGCCAAACATTTCGAAATCCTTGCATATTTTACGCAAATCTTTTTTAGACAATAGAGATATAATCGCGGCCCATTCG